TGAAGTCTGAATATTCCACATAATCACCTTCTTTTCTCTCCTGCATCCCTTGGAATACTTCACTGTCGCACCATGTTGGATCGTATCGCTTCACGTTCTGCCCTTTCTTATCGCGCTTAATCGCACGCTAGGGGCATTGACTGGGCCAATGCCCCCGGCGCAGGATTAAAGACCTTCCTTTCCTATCTCCGGTGCAATGATGCCATATCCGCCCCAGTCACGATGCAAACGGCTATCCTGCTGATGTGTCCTCATGTACTCATCTTCAATCTTCAGGGCGTAGCCTCTAGGGTCTCCATTCAGGAATACGGGTACGGTTCCGTCATTTCCTAGTGCGGCATTCAAGATGTGCAATATCCTGTCTGACTCCTCCTCATAATTTGGCACGCCACGATTGCACTGCCGCAGGGCCAGCTCCTCCCCTGCCCGCTCCCATTTGCGCACGATACGACACAATGCCATAGGCTCCTTTTCGCATTGCGTGAATATTGCCAGTAGGTTTTCCCCGTGTTCTCTAATCGCTTGTTCCTGTTTCTTAGTCATTTTTCCTATCCTCCTTTATGCGCTTAAATAGGCGCGTTGTTTTTCCGTCCCGTACTTGTTCACGTAATCCCGTAATTCTGCCAACGTGCTATCACATACGCCACGCCTATGGGTCTCCGGGAGGTTCCCATTGGTTTGCACGCTATAGCGCCCGAATTTCAGAGTCTTATTCCCGTTAATGTCTGTGCATGTTCTCATTTTCATGTCTGCCCTACTTTCTCACGGCTTAGCGTGCTAGGAGGTACGAACAAGCCGTACCCCCCGGCATGCTAGGCGTTCAATTCTTCCCAGAAGTCTGCATCGTTGACAGATTCCCATAATTCAAGATCCTTTACGGCATAGCACATCACATCACCATTCTCAGTAGTGTAGAGATTGTGGATGCTTCCGTCAGGAGCCTTTATATCTAACTGATCTGCATCACTCCACACATCACAGTAGTATTCGTGTTCACTATCGCACAGGATAAGCCTATCCTCCTGAGATAGGTCTGGCATCAAATGTCCGAACATCTCCCCTATACGCTGGCCCACATAAACCCCGTGGGCACCATTGATTGCACATTCAAAGAGATCCTGCGCGAAGTCATCCGCACACATCCCCTTAAGCGTATCAACTACGCTTGCCGCTATTGTCATTTCTTTCTTAGTCATTGCCTTACATCCTTTCATTGCACACAATGCGGGAAACGTATTGCACCCCGTCTCTATAATACACCTGTAAGTCTTCATGCATCTCCTGCAAAGTCTCGTCAATACTCTCGTAGTCCTCCCGTTCAATGTGGCCAGACTCAATAAAGCCAACATTGCACATCCCGCCAAACACTATGTGTGTGTCAGTCTCCAGTACTTCAAAGGGACTCAAATCCCCGTCGCCGTCTTCTATCTCAATAACGCCCAAATATCGGGCATTGCTTGTGTCTATTGCTTTCCAGTTCATGTCGTCCCTTTCGTTTCCTGCCACACTGGGAGGCGCGAACAAGCCGCGTCCCCCGATGCGCTAGGCATTGCTTTCTTTAATTTGGTTCGCTTGCCATTTCTCTTTTTGTAATGCAGCCTTGAGACGCTTTTCAGCGTTATCCATTGCCCGATCTTTCGCACTATCCCCGGTCCCCTCATAGTCTGTAAAGTTACCCGTCGCATACAACAGCGCGTACACTTGCGCCCGTGTTAGATCAACTTTCATGAACGGTAGTCCCCATCTTCGCGCACTTCAAACCAATGAACCTTATTATCCCGTCCTATCACCGCATAAATCGTATCTGCTTTATAATAACGAGTTTCCCAGTCTGATTCTATAGGCTCCAAACCCTTCAGCTCTTTTTTCGCAATGCGCATCTTGTTTTCCTTCTCACGCCTTGCGTACTCTGCGCTACAATCAAAGCTTTCCCTTGTCGGCAACACATTTCCTAACCGTTTCATTGTCTTTCCCTTTCGTTGTTACCTACCACACTAGGGGGCACGACAAGCCGTGCCCCCCGGCTTGCTAGGCGTTCAACTTGTCCATTGCACGCCCCATATAGGGCGCATACGCCACGTCGGCAAAGGCAAAGAAATAGCCCTTTGTTTCCTCGTTAATGCCCATTGTGTCCATTGTACGAATAAAGCTATCGGTGAGAATCTTCTCAGCCGCCTTTTTTCGCGTGCCGTAATGTACGTAAGTTTTGCCTTGTGGCCAATTGACGCGAAGGTCTTTAATCATTGCCTTACTTATATCTTCCAATGTCATCGTCTCTCCCTTTCGTTTACCTATCACACTAGGAGGCGCGAACAAGCCGCGCCTCCCGGCTTGCTAGGCTACACGCTTAACAGCATACAGAGCTTCAATCAGGTTCATAAGATGCTGGTGAGTCTCGCCCGGTCTCGCCCCCTCATCTAGAAGACTGTCATAGTCCTCATCCGAGACGGCTTCTATGATCATGGCTGCACGCTCTAGTAATTCGATTTGCTTTCTAACTGTCATGTCTCGTCCTTTTTTAGTGTTTCCTGCCACACTAGGAGGCGCGAACAAGCCGTGCCCCCCGATGTGCTAGGCACCGTGATAGTAAGATTCGGTCTGTTCGATAACGATACAGCGCTGGCCGTTCATGCCGAAATGATCGCGACCATTCGCAACGTCAAATGCTGTGAAGGATACCGTGCCCCACAAGCCGTCATCTTGACTGCTCGCGTAATGATCCGCTGCTATCTTAGCGGCACGCATAGACGGGAATACCTCAAACCAGTCCAGACTATCCTTATAGTCACCGGGGATGTACACTGTATAGACATATTGCTTTCTAACTGTCATGGTCTCTCCTATTGTTGGTTTATCGTTCACGCCAGCATATACATGCATACACCATGCCAACACGCTATGAAACACCAATGAGACACCTATGGGACACAATGAGACAATATCACCTCGCATATGTGCAACAATGAGAATCAATATTGCAATGATGACAAGCATATGGCAGCATGTAGAGCACTAGCAAAGCACTACACTAAACAAAGCACTCTGCAATGCAAAGCACAGGAGAATAGCAATGCCATACAAGCAACGCACTAGAGAAGAGATGACACCGGAAGAACTAGAGCAACACAAGGTCAATGGCAAGCTCGGGGGCAGACCCAGACACCCAAGAGTGCACGAGACCTCAGAGACACTAGCTGCCCTGTCAGAGTCCCCAGAAGCCTCTAGGGAGACCACACTGGCAGTAATACCCCCGGAGGATCTCCCAGACCATCTACAGGGCCTGCCAGACACTATAATCAGCATACTGTGCGGAGTAGCCAAGGGCCTAACACATCAGGCCGTAGCAGACCGGCACGGCATCTCTAGAAGTAGAGTAACTAATATTGTGCAAACGTATGATAAGCTAGGGGTTTTCGTCTCAAATCCTTCAATACGTTCAAAACTGGCTGAGCATGACTGGCAGATCGTACAGGCACGGGCACAATCGCTAGTTCTGGACAAGCTAGAAGCCGGAGACAAGGTGAGTCTTCAACAGGCAGCAGTCGTGGCCGGGGTGGCCGCAGATAAGCTGCACAACGCCAAGCGGTTAGCGCAGCAGCAGCAGATAGTAGAGCATCAGACTGACAACTCGGCGCTGGCTGGGCTTAAGGCTATAGACGTAGAAATAATTGAGCCTGATAGTAGCAAGTAGTTGATACTCAATAAGATAGGTGTGTTTGACGTGTTCGACATTCTGTGAGTTATGAGACGTGGCGCGTGGGCCCGTAGTGTATGTCTAGTAGGGTCAGACAGGCCCCTACCCTTGCCCCTCCCCGTGCCCGTTTGTGTATATATATGCATTTTCAGCCGAAGCCTCTACTAAAAGGTTCTCTCTCATCGGGGGGGGTGCTGCTAAAAGGCTATCTCCATATACAGCGGGAGTTACAGTTTGCTAGTGAATTGCGTTATTCTGAGTATTGGCGTAATGCTGCCTAGTGTTTGCATTGCTTAGTGCTATCGTGCTTAGCGCTGGTGATAGTTGTTCTTATACGCGCAGTAGTTGTGAGAGTGGGTCTTTGGTAACACTATGTACGCACTATAACGTCTGCTCTGTTACACGTTAGACATAAGCGCTTGACTCGACACATTGCTTATGGTTACATGCTGGAAACACAAGGAGAGCGTTATGATGCGTGAGAAGAAGTTAGATCCGTACAAGCGTGTGAAGGCTGGTAGTTATGACTGTGGTTATCCTCGCTACATAGACAGGCAGCCTACCCGTATGCATAGTATGTGGAAGAACATGTGGGTGCGTTGTACTAATCCCGCTATGGCTCAGTGGCATAGGTATGGTGGTAGGGGGATAAGTGTGTGTGCTGAGTGGAGGGACTACAATGTGTTTGCTGACTTCTGTGTGAAGAAGGGATATGGGGACGGGTTGACGATAGATCGGATAGATAATGATGGGAATTATGAACCGGGGAATGTGCGGTTTGTGACGTTGGAGGAGAACATACGTAATCGTACGGCTACGGATGCGCAGCGTGAGGCGTCTAGGGAGAGCCTTGGTGCGTATTGGGCTGACGTAAAAGCGGGGAGGCGTGAGCGAAAAGGGAAGGATAAGGCTGTGGTGTGTGTTGAGACGGGCGAGGTGTACAAGAGTGGTGCTGCTGCTGGGCGTGCTATAGGGAGGGGCAGGAAGGCTGTGTGTGCGTCTATCAAGACGGGGACGAGGGCTGGTGGCTACCATTGGAAACACGCCTGCGAGGCCTTGTAGGTGCCTTTACGTGGCTTGTGGTGTGTTAATGTGCCCATTGGGGGCTGTGGAGGTGTGTGATGGCTAAGGGGAATAAGGAAGCGGGTAAGGGTGATGGGGTGAGGCCTGTGGACAGGCGCAAGTGGGATGAGGGTTGGCGGTTGTTGAACCGGGGGAAGCGTGTGAGGGTTAAGCGGGGGTCACGGGGTTGAGTGCTGCTATGGGGAGGTTGTAGCAGTCGTCCTTGAAAGTCCATCCGTTGACATCAGGGGAACCTTTTTTGTTAAATGTGGCCTCTTTGAAGAATGCTTGTTTGTCCTTATAGCCTAGGATGAAGCATGTGGTGAGTGTGGTATTGACACGGCAGAAGATGTAGTAGTCGCATTGTTGTGTGGTATTGAATGCTGATATGCTGCACAGGTAGTGTGGTAGTGGTGTGACGGTGGTTTTCTTGGTTTTGACGTCTACTTTGAGGTTTTCGATGGTGAGGTCGTAGTGGTATGTGGGGTTAGTGTTGGTGTTTTTGTGAGCGTAGTGGTCTTGGATGATGATTTCGCCAATGGCTCCATAGATGTTGCTTTTGCCTTTGGTGATTGATCCGTTGAGGCTGCTGAATGGGTATAGTGTTTTGGCTCTTTGCAGTTGTTCTGTGGTGATATTTGTAGTGATCATGTGCGTGTTGCCCCCTCCGGCAAGGTTGCTAGAGGGGGCAGGTAGTCATTCCTTGCCGCCTTTCTTCTGGCGCTCCCATGCGTCTGCAAGATCGTCAACGATGTCGGCAAAGTCGTGGTCGTCTTGCGCTCTCCACTTCGTTGCGCGTTCTCTGATCCAGCTAACGGGGATTCGGGCATCCCGCTCTGCCTCAAGTGTGCTTGTCGCGAGTCCTGCAAGGTTCTTGAGTGTCGTTGCCGACGCTTTCCACTCGTCCCGCTCGGCCTCCAACTCCGCGACCCGTGCGCGGAGTGTCCTGACCATTTCGCGCCAAGGGTCAACGGCAACTTGCGTCATGTCGTAACATGGCTTGCAGTCCACAACTCGCTTGTCGTGTACGCACATCACCCAATCTGTCTTGATGCTCATTCCGCGCCGCCTTTCTCTGTCTCCAATGCTTCCATCCAATCTACTACATCGGCGTGAACGTCTAGGTTATAATGCACTATACGCATCTTGGCTGAGGATGCGTGTGCTTGTCTGCAACCTTGGATGAACTTAATGGCGTCCTCCATTGAGCCGAATGAGTCTATGGGGATGTAGCCTCTGCCGAATACGCAATAGAGTTTGTCGTATGGTTCTATGGGTTCTGGCAGTATTCCTAGTTTTTCAAGATTCATCTGGGTCTTTCAGTTTGACAACGACGCTGTGAGTGCTGCCTCTTTGCGTTGCAAGCACCACCTTGGCTGTGCCGGGGAAGCATGTGATGACGTTAGGCGCTGATGATACGCCTGATTCTATGATGTCTCCTGCTTTGTAAGGGCATTTGTCTGTGTATGTGATGATGAAGTCGTAGTCTTTCATTCTCGCTCCCTGCATCTGGTGCATACGCATCCGTCAAAGCTCTCTAGGTCGATTGTAAAGGCTTGTAAAGCCTCAGCTAGTTCGTAGTATTCGCTGTTGCTCTTGTCGATTCGTAGGGCTGTTTCAATGCGTCCTATGATGGCTGAGAGTAGTAGTGCTGTTTGTTGGTCTGTCATTCTGTCTCCTGTGTGTGCATCTTGATTTCTGAGAACATGGAGTCTATGGCGTCACGTATTGCGGGCCATTCGTCAGGGTCAATGCCTATGCTTTGCTCATCCTTGCCAAGTGGCTCTTGTTTGACAATGACGTATTCCCCAGCGGCTTCGTCGTCTATGGTGACGATGGTGCAGCATTCGTCAAAGATGGGCTTGTCCTCTGGGAGTACGGCAAGTGTTAGTGTGCGTATCTTCATTCTGGCACCTGCACGGCTGCAATCTTATGCTCAGGGATGCATGTGACATGTGTGCCCCCTACCATGAAGACAAACGACTTCTCGCTCACTAGGCATTCAAAGCCAACCAGTATGTCCCGTACACATGGACCTACACTGATGCAAAAGCCCCACGGGTCGTATTGGTTGTTCTTCTGTGTTAGCTCTAGCCCGTCTATAGTGAGGGGCTTCACAGCTACCAGCACCATGTCTTTGATGGGTGTGATGGTTGAGTCGTCAAAGAGCAGGGGTACTAAGTCCTCTTCCTTGACGAAGTAGAAAGACTCAGGGCATCCTGCTTCGCTGAGTGAGTTGGGTGCTTCAGGGCACCATGTGGTAGAGCCTAGCATGTCCTCTGTGAAGAGTTTGCAGTCGGGGCCTACGCCGCATATAGAGCAGAAGTTCGTGTCGTCCCAAGTCGTGTCCGGTAGAATGATGCCACCGTCCATGAACTCATTGCCTATCTGTTCGCCTCTTGCGCACTTGCGAATGAGTAGGTAGGTGCCTACAGGGCGCTCCACCTTGTCTAAGAATCGTTCTGCTTCGTTCATTGTCCGTCCTCCTAAGCCAAGCAGGCTGTTATGATGATTGCGACTACGATTGCCGTGAGCATTCCTGCGCCACTTACGTTCTTGGAATACCATGCTATTCCTGCAAACACCCACACTCCTGCTATCGCTATTCCTGTACCGATGGTCATGTCCTGTCCTCCTGTGTGGTGCCAATGTGACACCTGTGTCCTGTTGCGTCAACCTAAATTCTTCTGTACCCGTCATCCTCCTGCTCTTTGGCGTGCTCCTGCTGGTCATATACGCCCTCAACGATGTCCTCATCATCGCCTCCACCCATGTTGCCCAAAAAGCGCATCGGGATCATTATGCCGTATGCAGCAGCGTTAATGCCGTGGTCGTTCTTCTTGAGTGGTTCTGACTTAGGATTCTCTGCGCCTTCCTTGTGGGGCTTCCAGAAATAGTGCTCTAGTTCGTATTTGAAGGGGATGTTGCATGGATTGTTGAAGATGTAGAAGCGTGGTGCTCCCATCTGGCCTGTGACGGGGTGCATACGCTCAGGATCTACCTTCAACAACTCTTGGAACAGCGGTATCCAGTGGCTACTGAACTTCCCGGCAGCCTTCTTGATGCCTGTTAGTCCCGCTTGCTTGTATATCCACCCGTGCGGCTTGCCACACATCTTGTCAGGCAGGGAAAAACTGCGGCTATCCATCACCTGAGAGGCAAACCACTCGCTCTTGTACTCCTCTTCATACTGCTCAAACACCAATCCACTCTGATTGTCCCTGTAATCCCCTAATTTCTTGCGTGTATTCCCTGACATTTCAATGATTGCTTTGACATTCTCACCAATCGTGCGCTCTTTGTTGTAATACGAGCGATAGAGGTAGATGTTTCCGTCCTTGTCCACAGCAAACCAGAGGCATACGGTGGGATTGTTGATGCCGTGATCCATAGCCCTGTAGCACGTCACATCCTTGGGAGGCTTGTCCCACAGAGGCTCAATCCAGCTAAACTCAGGCTGCCATTCGTCTAATACCACGTCTGCTGTCAAATGCCACTCTCCGTATAGGCGTGCTCGCCCTTCTGCTAAGACCTTGCGCTGTGATACGCCAGTTGTTTCTTGGATTCGCAGGGGTTCTCCCTCCCACTTCTCCACTTCTATCTGCTTCATCTTGAGTGGGTATATCCAATCTGGTATGTCCCAGATGGTTGTGCCGCTGTGAACGCCTACATCGTGGCCGTGACTGATCTGGCCTGTGAGGAAGGGGTACATCCAGCCCTGTCCTCCGGTGTCTGCTCTGCCCTCCACCTTGTGCGGGGTGAGTGAGAAGTAGTGTACACCGTTCGTTGTTCGCGTACCACGATCAGCGCCGTCCCACATGGGCTTCTTGCCCTGTTCGTCCCATAGCCATTTCTTGAGAGCGCCACCTTCGTAATTGCCTTGGTCGCTCTCGTACGTGTAGAACCCTAGCATTGAGTTGCTGACGGCGAATTGGATGGTCTTGTCATGCCCCCAGTTGGGAGAGTAGCGACAGCCACGCTTCTTGTTGTAGCGCCTGAACTTGCCTAGTTCATCGTCGGGAGTCCACTTCTTTACAATTTCCTTCCATATCGGGTCGTCTAACTTGGCTGTGTTGTAAGTGGCTACACCTACGGAAATGGGGCCGTGGAAGTCTTGGTACTTCATGCCATGACAGGAGAATATCTCCCATGACGGGTCTGCCTTGATCATGGGATGGGGGCCTACAAGCATCTTCACCCATGCCGCTGTTGTCTTGCCAGATCGGTTGAGGTCAACGATGGCACAGGATGTAGCGTCCTCATCATTCAGGAAGTCAAGCTGCTCCTGAGAGTTGGGGGCGTAGAACCTGAGAGGGTTGGTGCGCTGTTCCTGTTCAATGAGTCTGAGTTGTGCTTGGTACTTGGGCTGTTGTGCCAGCCACTTCTTGTTGCAGCAGACTACGGTGAGGCCAAGGAAGAAGCGTACATTGTCTGGGTTGCGCACCTCTGCAAGCAGATCGTCCTGTTTCATGTACTCAGCGTGTGTGCCCTTCCAAGCCTCTCCGTTGAGTATGAACTCGTACTCAAAGTTGTTCATTCGTGCCCCATTCCCAATTCCTAACGAGCGCCTTCTTGTCTTCCACTTCGCAGCACACGTCCTCCCATGTAACGAGGGGGGAGTCTTTGAGTGCCTCTAGTCCGTCCCAGTCGATGCGTAGGCGGTGGAGGTTGTCTAACACTTCCTGTAGCATTTCATGCACTTCTGCTGCTGTGTAGGTCTTCATGCTTCCACCTGTACGTATGTGTGGTCTCTGAGTCCTAGGGACATGTGTGCTGTTTCTGTTTGTTTCTTACGTTTATTGAAGGTTGTACGACCAGCCACCTTGGGAGGATTCTTACATCCTGAGTTCATTCGTCGGCTAACGAGTGCTCTTGCGTTGCTTTCGCTGGCACATTCAGGGCATAGGGGTCGTTCTGATTCTGTATGGCACCACCAGCACTTGCTCACTTGTCGTCCTCCTGTATCATTGTGTCAATGGCGTCCCTGAGGGATGCTTTAGCCCTGCGATTCTTTGTACTGAACATCCTTAGTCCCGGTCCTGTGTAGCTCCATCTGCAAGAGAATCGTGCTCCTGATAGTGCGCGTTGCAGGAAGTTGATGCGGTCTGTGTCTGTCATTAACCCCGCCTGCTGTTTGGTATGTCGAGCGACCCCACCATGACTGAAAGACACTGGATGCAGTTCTTGTCCATGCGAATGCCGTGATAGCATGTGGGGATTCGCTTATCATGCATTCGGGTCGATTCGTCCCTTAGTCGTGCGGCTTGCTTTTCTCTGCGTGCATCACTCATTCGCTTCCCTCCAATATCACAGGATCTGTCTCCAGCCCTGCGTAATGCTTTTGTATAGCTGTTAGAAACTCTGTCATTTGAGACACATTCATCATGGATGTCAATGGAATATACTCCATAGCCTGTAGCTTTTGTTCGTATTGCAGTCCAATCAGAGCCTCTTTGTAGAACTCATTGAACTCAGGGGAAGCCCCTCGCATGATGGCTACGCCGAAGTGGAGTTTGCAGAAGGCCTTTACCTCTGCGGGTGTGTGCTCTCCTCGCTCCCTGCTGATCTGCGTTATCCATGCGTGTAGCATAGCGTTCTGCTGAGATGACCGTGAGAGGCCCTCAGAGACGCTACAGCGCATCGTAGCCCCTTCGGCCAGCCTTTCCCTCAGGTGGATGGTCAAGGCGCTTAGAGAGGCATTGTCGTGTACCGTGAATTGCTTACTCACCACTCACCTCCATCTGCTATCCGCACATTATGCCTGTCTGCGTGGTGCTGACGACACAAAGCCTCTAAATTCTCAATGTGATCTGCGTCAGGAATACGCCTGCCCCGCTTGTGGTGGATGTCTACGGCTGGTGCTCCGCAGTCCTCACAGGGGATAAATGGCGGCTCAATAGCATTGGGGTGGTAGAGGCCCTTGGCTTTGAGGTAGTTCTTTACGTGGTCTTTCATGGTGCCTCCCCAAACATGATGCGATTGAACTTAATGCGCTTTGCCAGCAACCATGCACCACCTTGGCACTTAGGGCGCTTGTATGTGCTATGATCCTCTATCTCCACCTCTGCCCACACTCGCCCCTTGTTTGACAGGTGTGGAGCGCAAGGTGTGAAGCAGCAATGCCATCCCGGTCTGCGAGCATAGCCTTTCTTTGGTCCCATGTCCTTTGCATCCAGCCACACGCCGAAGGGGATGTTGAGCCTTGCGTCAAAGAATAGGGGGCCGTAGGTGCCGTTCTTGCGCTTCTTGATTAGTTTGTATGCTATCACTCTTCTCCCCACTCCAGCGTCACGACTGTTTCTTCAACGCTTCCTTTAGACTGCGTATGTCTGATTTCCGAGACGTATTTGGGCGAATCATCTGATAGTATTCCAGAATGAACAATTCCGTCGAGTACCGCTTTCCCTGAAAGTCCATCCAAGTCGGCCAGTCTTTTCCGTACTGAATGGAAATGGATACGGCATGGTGAAGGTATTGTCTCAACTTCATTCGCAGGAAGTGTTGCATCCCTAGAATCCTGTTCCATGTCGGCATCGGCAGGGGCATGTGTATCTGTGTTCTCATTCACTACCCCACCATCCGTGGCTGATGCACTATCGTAACAAACAGGGGGCCTATGTCTATGTGGGTGTACACCGTTATCTTGCCAAGCACTACGATAGTCTCTTGGCGAAAGGGCTTGAACGTCCAATGCTTCCAATCAAATCCTGCTTCAATCCTCATTATTCCCCCGCTGTTGGTGATGTTGTGCTGATAGGGCGTGTAGGTAGGGCTTCTCTGAGGGCAAGGAGTGCTTTGAAGAAGCGTTCAGCCGTGTGTACGGTGGAGAACGTAGCCCTTATTTCTTCGTAGTGCAGGTCTAGTCCTTCGTCCGGCCAGTTGTCTCTGAGCACAATAGCAGCGTCTTGTAGGTTGTCGCGTATCCAATCGTTGTAGGCATTGCTCATCCTGTTCTCCTGTGTGTTGGCGCCTCAAGGGAAAGCCTGCGCGTGCGCCCTAACCCTCTCAGGTCTGGCCCAGAATTGTTGCCAACCAAGGGCAGTTCTGGATTTCGGTTCGCACCAGCAGGGTGTGGTTTGCACCCTCACGTCACTTACATCCCCGTTCGGCATGTGGTAGCGGGAGCATGATTCGAACATGCGTCTCTAGCTTATGAGGCTAGCGGCTTACCAGACTGGCCCATCCCGCAATGTAAAGAGGCGAGGCAAGAATCAAACTTGCGTCTACGGCCTACAATAGCCGCGCTCTACCACTGAGCTACTCGCCTATAAGCTGGCGGGTGCCGTATGACTCAGTGGTGATCGTTACACCGTGTCATA